TGCAGAGCCAAGGCCCATGGGGAAGTGACGACGCAATCCACGCTTCCCGCATCTAACTTATTCATCCCAACGAGGCAGTCTTCATTATAGATCGTGACCATTATTAGTCAACTACCTTTCCGGCGAAAACTTCCAGGTTCGATCTGATAGCAGTCCTGAAGCTCTCGTCAACTTCGGGCACGAGGATTCCTTCATCACGCATATCCTGATGAAGTTCCTCAGTAATAGCATACACTATATCAACCAGTGTGTCAACTGGCACGGTCTCTTCTGACTGATCTGAGGACTTGGGTTTTATAGCCTTGCCCTTCTGCTCAGTGCCTCTTGCGGCCAGGCCCTTATTCTGGTTGCCTCCGCCGCCTGGTTGTCCATCTCCGCCGAATCCGCCAGCGCCCGTGGGCTTAGGCTTCGCGTTCGTCTCCAACTGCTTGACCCGCGCATTCTGGATTCGATCTGCATACTTCTTCATGCAGGCATCCATCAGTTCTTGCTGATCGGGGTTCAGGTGGAGGAACTTGTCTGCCATAAGCTCAGGCGGCAGGGTTCCGAACGCCTCCACGAAGTAGACCGCAGCCTGCGCATAGGTCAGTTCGATGTCGGCATCCTCTTTGAGGTCTTTGGTGTTGATCTGCGTCAGGTCGATCTCATAGAGGTCATCATCCGGCGTAATGCCATTCAGCATCAGTTCCATGTCGCACAGACGGCGCAGGCCCTCCAGGAGGTGTCGCTGCACACGGCGAAGCATACGAGCAAACTGTATCTCTACATTCGCGCCCTTTGTCTGGCCCGCTGATACGTGGGTCTTCTGCGCCGTGGTGATCTGTAGGTAAGCAATGGGAACCTGCAATCGGCTCAACAGTTTCTCACGGTGGTAGATGATGTCGTTCAGGTTGCCGAGCTGCGCATTGTTCGCAGTCAGGCACTCTATGCCGCCTCTACCATCGCCAACGTCCGGGAGGTAGAAGTCTGTCGCCACGTCAAGCGGAGCATCGACCTGGGTGACAAGGCCACTGGAATCCAGGATTCGGCGTTTGGTCACAGAGTCCTTGTGGATTCTGATTCGCGTCATGATCTCGTCCGTGGACATCTCTTTCGTAACCGGAATCTTGTGGACGAGTTTATCATACGCACGGACAAGACGGGCGATAGCCATACCGTCTTCCATCTTCGCCAGTCGAATCCAGTTTCTCCGGGCCGGGGCCAGCGGAGGAATGGACAGGTAGCCACGCTTTGTGCCAAAGATGAACGGTATGATCTGCCACTCTTCCAGGTCATACTCTTTACCAGTGAACACGTCACCATCAGTCTTGAGAGTCCAACCGGGGCACTTGTCGCCCTTAGCGTTTGTCTTGGGGTAAATCTGATAGGAGACCGTCTGCTTGAAAGCGACGATCTTCATAGCCTGCCGGTCGATCACGACCTCGCGGAAGTCATTGCCTTGTTTGACCATATCCCTGGCGATATACCATATCTCGCTTGGCAGATTGAGGCGCTTAGACAGATCATCCAAGACCCGTTGAGCTTTGTCGGTCTTGGCCCGGATTTTGAAAGTCTCCTTGGGCAGGGCTGTCTCGGCATAATTCACTGAACAGTCAGCGATGATGTCCAGAGCGGTTGCTACGATTTCGTCCTCTGAGTCCATACGTTCGATGTCCTGATAGATGGACTTACGATTCTGGTAGACCCGCCACGCATTCGCCATGTAGGTGATGGTGGTTGTATCCGTGATGCCGGTCGATACGAAGTTATCTCCGATGCTCGGTACAGGGTGGGTCGTTGGATGCCCAGGTGTTGCCGTCTCCGGGTCGAAGATAGTCTTTAGAACTCTGCCGAGCTTTCTTGCCCAGGCAGGAGCGGCCACACGTTCGTTGGACCCGGACATACCGCCGTAAGCACCTATGGGTGAAGGATTCCTGTTGGAACCAATTGGTGTTGCCATAATCTAATTCTCCTATTGAAGAAGCATACTCACATGCATTATATCACAATCATCAAAGAAATGCTAGGCTACCTTTTGGGACTCCAGCCATGCATCCTCGAAACCGCCAGAACCAGTAGTTGCCGCAGACCAGGCAAACCACAGGGCCATGATTGTATCCGAGAACTCCCCGCCAGGATGTGTACGAAGTTCATTCATCACCGTGGCAATAGTGGAAGCGTCATCCGGTGCAAGCGGGAATCGCGCAGCCGGTATAGCAAACTGGCTCTTCTCGAAAGCAACTGCCATTCCCGGCAGGCCCACCTTTTCATTGGCCTTGTTTTGACCCGTAGTGAATGGCTCTACTGGAATGGTTCGGTCTTTCTCAGCGATGGCGTCTATGACGGCCTGTTGGAACGCATTATTCTCCACCTTGCAGAGCCGCCAATGATGCCTATGATACTGAATCAGGATGGCCTGAATGATGTCTGGGAATGACATTCTCCGGCGATACATTTCCTTCAGATAGAACTTGTTATCATAGGGATTCTTGGCTATGGTCCAGATGACCGTCCAGGCGTTCTTCTTGCCCAGGGCCGAAGCCAGGTCCACGCCGCCAAAGGTCGGCCATTCATCATCTACGTCATCCCCAACCTCTGCTCGTGTAAAGTCAAAGCTATGCTCCAGCGCATTCTCCGGGAACGTCCGTTCCTCATCCGACATAGCATTCAAAAGGTACTGGCGGGCAAATATGCGCTCTCCCAACTCAGCCTTTCGTTCTTCTAGCTTCTCCTCGGACCACTTGTCCGGCCAGAGAATGTGCTTGGTGATCTTGTGTTGACCGGTCAACTCATCAACTTCCGGCGAGCCATCCTCAAGGTAGTGCTTCCGATACTCGATAGCCGGGGTCCACCAGATTTTGAATGCTCCCGTGGCCTTGACGTTGTACGTGGCATCAGCAACATGATATGGAGTAGCAAGCCAGACGATTCGACCTGTCGCAGAAACCAGAGAGAACCAGGTCTCTTTGATTGATCGAATAACTTGTTCGCGCATCGCGGGGTTGATGACGGAGTTCTTGAGGTCCACAACGTCGTCGCAGATCAGAAGATCGGCTCGACCTCCTGCCCCCGCTGATAGCACACCAGCGGCGTTTACAGAAGCATCTTTCTGTTCTATGTGGCGTTTCACAAAGAAGTCAGTCATCCGGTCGCCCTTCTTTGTATCAATCTCCAGATTAGGGAATACTTCATGTACTTCCGGGCTGTTAGCGATAAATGATCGAATCAATCCGAGGATTCCTTTGGCTTCATCATCACCAACCGATACAATTCTGATTCTCAAGTCCGGGTTATGGCCCAGTTCCCAGACAACCCGACCGATGACCTGGTAACTTTTTCCATGTCCACGTGGGGCTACGATAAGCACCCGGCTATGCTGGGTAATGAGTTCTTGCCATTCCCTATGGAAAGGCTGTTGCTCAACATTCTCCTTGGTATCTGGGTCAACGAAGCAATACTCGATAAAGGCGTTGACATCCTCACGGCAGCACTGTAACTGCAGTGGATGAAAGATGGTGTTGTAGAGCACATCCCACAGGCCATACTCACGAGCCAGGGCCTCACCCTCCGCCGGGTTCTCCAGGTAGCGAGCTACTAATTGCTGTACTATACCATCGTCTGATAATGAGATCATAATTCAGTTCCTACCAGAATCCCCTCGAACCAGATGTATTCCGGCCACTCCCATTGGAGTTCCACGGCCTCTATCATTTCCTGGTATTCTACTGGGAACCCCAGGTCTCGAACAACCATTTTCAGTTTATCTTGGCAGAAGCCTATGCCGCTCCTGATATGTATTACGGGTAGCTCGCCACGGCCAGTTCCTTCCAGGCCCACAGTCTCTTTGGTGACAGGGACCATCTTATGCTGTGTGATGGGAACCAAGACCCTTTGCGCCAATGTAATAGGGCCAATGGCAGAGATAGTCGCCATAGCCAGCCGCTTGTTTCGATAGTCGATACCCTGCACCTGGTCGCCGGGGACCAGCTCACTCACAAGGAACTTGCCCCTACATAGTATCATAGCACTAATTGGCAGGATGACGTGTCTCATTCTTATACTCGTTTCCCGGAAGATGTATGCGCCCACGCTATCTTACCCAGCATAATGATAGCTTTATGTTCTAGGGCGTCCAGGTCTGAATCATTCAGAATCTGAGAATCCCAGCCTTGGTAGTTATCCAGAGCGTGCTCAGAGGCATGGCCGTCACCATCGTCCATTCCGGGGCGCAGGATACGGACATTATAGCCGCTTAGCTCTTTAACCAGGTCTGCCTCATTGGGGAACCGCATGTCAGAGATGAATACCACGTCTACCCCAGCCGCCGCATCAGTAACGAGTTGTGCCTGCATACACTTAATCCAGTGCTCAGAGTCTACATCTCTCCAGATGTCCGTGCCCCACCATTGCCAGCCTAGACGAAATCGCTCCTTGCCTTCCTCAGTATAGGCGTCCTGTAGGAGCTGGTTATAATCCTCTCCAGTGTGTTCGGCCACTATCCGAATGACCTCCTCTTTGAGTGGGTCGGCGAAATGGCGTTTGGCTGTCGTGAAGCCGCCCGACTCAAGACGCTTAATTGTAAAGTCGGCCAAGGTATCTTTCCCGTGGCGCTTTCGTCCTGCGATTCCTACTACTATCATTGCTATCCTCCTAGCAGTCGTTAAAGTCGTCAATGCTGTCGCCCGTGGTTTCCACCCCGCAGGTATCATTTATGCGAATGTTCCAGATGGCGGGTTGGCACAGTTCCTTGTGACCACACCATGTGCAGCCCTTTTCCGTGGGTCGGGCCGGGAACAGTCCCGCTTTAATGCAGGCAGCGATCTCCGCGATCTGCTCCTCATACCAGTCAGACTCCCACTGGGGAATCATATCTATCTCGATCTCCTGGATGAGGGGACTCGGCCACAGGCGTATGATCTGATAGGCGAATCCAGTGTAGTGCCAGTTCTTGA